CACGTTGGTTGCCTGAGCGGCAGTTCCAACACGAACGACGAGCCGGTCGGCCTCGACCGTTTCTCCGACTGGGTAGATCGAAGGAGTCGAGCTGATGACTCCCGTCGTTGCGTGGGCGTAGTAGCGAGTGCCAGCCACACCTCCGAATTCGACGAGTTCACCTGCCGTCATGCAATCGATTGGCTGCCCTGCAACCATGTCGAATGGAGCGCAAATCACTCCACTGATCCCTGTCTGACCGGGTCCGGCAACCACTCGACCGCTGCTGTTCAGACCGACGCCCAAGGGGGCAGCGGCACCTGTGTATGCAGCGTTGAGGGGCGCACGGAAACCGCCAGAGATCGGATCGTACTTGTCAATCCTGGCCACTTGGCCTTCCTTCCTGTTGGTTTCTGAGTTATTGCACTTACGAGATTACGCCGGCTGAGCCGCGGTTCAAAGCGGGATACCGCTTCTTCATCGCTTCATCATCCAGCTCAACCTGGGACTTCTTGCCGCCCCCGAACTTCGAACCCGTCTTGTCCTCTTGGCCATCGGCCATGATGAGATGAGGCTTGGCCTTCGCCAAAGCTTCCAATGCAGATTTGACCGAGACCGCGTCCACGTCGACATCCGAGGGGTCATCATCGTCTTGGTCGACGGTGATATCTCCTCGGTTGACGAGCTGCAAAGCATCGTCGATGTCACGGAACTTGAGCTTGCCGCCTGCCATCTTGATGATCGCGTTGTCGACCGCGGTCTTCTTGAGGGCTTCAGCCAGCTTCACGTTCTTGGCTTCTGCACCAGCAGCCTTGTCAATGGCCTTCTGGGTGTCCGTCTTGTCCTTGTCGTCCAGTTCCTTCAGACGCGCATCTTTCGCCCGAGCCTCTTTCTCAAGAAGCTTGCGAGCCTTGCGCTCCTTGGCCAGGGCCGATAGGAGGTTGGCGTTGTCGTCGTTCTTCTCCTTACCAGGGTCGTCATCGTCGTCATCGTCGTCATCGAGAGCTTCTTTGTCGGCTTTGTCTTTGGCCTCTTTGGCCTCTCGAGCAGCCTTCTCTTCTGCAGTCTCGTCTTCGAACCCGATCAACCGAACGCCTTGGAGGTGAGGGGGAAGCTTGTCCTTACGCATCTCGCGTATCCTTTCGTTGTGGGCCTCTCGCCCGTGATTACCAGCTGTGTACAGCTAGATCTGTCTTGCCACGATCAGAATGATGATCACCAAGAGAACGATGACCAAAACCGTGACTACATCCGTTGATCCTTTGTTCTTTCTGCTCGGATCATGCCTTGACCTCCGTACCCTTCGACTCATTCGGGGCATTACGGTTGTTCGATTGATTGCCTGGCTTGGGCAGCGTGTCTCCTGCGCCTTGCAGTCGACCTCCAGGGCCGGGGACACCATTGGCTGTTGGATTCTGAGCATTGGCCAGCAGCGGAGCAGGTGTGGTCGCCTCCAAGAACTTCTTCTCTTCGTCGATGATATCTTGTTCCATGTCCTCGGGAAAGACGTAACCGAGCTTGAGAGTGCATTGTTCCCGGTAGTACTTCTTGGAGATGATCTTGCGATCGACCATGTTGTTCAGTTCTTCCAAAATCTTGACTCGGTTGAGTGGCAGCTTGTCCCCGAGTGTAATGACGATCTTGGTTGCTGTGAAGTCCTTACCCTCGAAGACCTTGACCCAGAACTTCCAGTCATACCACATCTGGGTAAGAATGGAGGTACCAGCATGGTCTCGAGATTCGATCTTGGCGAGTAGTGGCACAAACTTCAGAGCGAGGGCGATTCCTGACTCGGCCGTTTGGGCATCGATGTTCGAGAGTGCAGCTTTGACCCCTGTACCATCACCGAGCGCATCTTCCAAGTAATGTACATGGTCCAAAACCGGAGTGACAGAGGTGATGCCTTCAAGTCTTTTGACAAGGGTAGCGCCAGGCATTTCCCACACCATGCCCGGTGCGACGATCCAATCCTGTTCAACCCCTCGAGCGTCCTTCGGCCGACCTGCGTCAGTTGCGTAGACACCCAAACCGGTGAGCGCCAGTGAAATCTCTTCGTCAGAGATCGCCTGGTTGATTGCCTGGAAGATTCGCTCATAGCCCTTCAGTTCTGAGTTACCGAAGTCAAACCCATCGAACTCGGCATTCTTGAAGTGGTAGAGTGGAATGGCTGGGATTTCTGGAGGAAGCTTGGCCATCGGTAGCAGGTTCTGAACGAGCTTGGCCTTATCGGGGTTATTCCACCCCTCCATCTCCCAGAGGTTTTCCTCACGCCAGATGCCGGGGATGATTTCCCCCTCTTCATCCAACTCGTGCCAGTACCGAAGTACCTTGACGACAGTCTTCGTCGGATCAGTCGGGTGCAGCGATTGCTCGACGAGCTTTGCTCCCGTGCGCTTCTCCAAATCATCCGAATCGAACTCAGGGAAGTATGCTGCGGGATCAACGCTATTGAAGCTGATCCGGCTTCCCTCCGCTTTCTTCGGATTCGCTGTCAGGTGGAAGATGAAATCGCCTCGGATACACCCAGCATGCTTGGCCACTTCAAAGCGGGCATAGAATCGCTCCCGCTCGAGGAAGGCCTCGAGAAACTCCACCAGATCTGCACTGGACTTGGGATCTTCGACCCCGATCTTGAGACCCTTGAGCAGATAGTAAGCAGTCGTGTCAACGATCAGCTTCGGCTTCGGAACGTAAACTGCCCGACCATCCTGGTTACGACGGATCAGCTTGAAGGCTGTATCCTCAGACCAGTACATGTCCTGGTAAGCCTGGTACGAAGCAATGCGCTCCTGATCAAGTGGACCAACCCAGGTCGGGAAGCCAGTGACGTAGGGAGCAACCGTGCTGTACGGTGTGACTGTTCCTTCTGCTGTTGACATCAGTTCTTCACCTTTGCCCGACTCTGTCGGCTGCTAGACCCCGTCTCGGTGGTCGCTCCGGGACCGAAGTAGCCGTAGATGAAACGGCCAAGTGCTTCGGGACCATGGTTGTCTTTGTCCAAGGGCACCTCGGACTCATTCTTCTGTTCGTTCTTATGTACCGGCCAGCGGTAACCCTCTCGCATTTCCCATGCAAGGTGAGTGCATCGATCCTTGTCGAATACAATGCCAGCCTGTTGATCTTTCGGTTTCGCTCCCGCAGGACGAGGCTTGAGCCGAGTACGAACCATTCCATTCCTAGTCCGAAGTTCACCGCCCGTGTTGGATCGAGCCGGAATACCCAGATGTCTCATCAGGATGTTCGTGTCGTCAGGGTTGTGTGGATCGGGGTAGAATGCAGCGCATTTCTTCGTCCATGGATGGTCCTTCAGAACCTCCTTAGCGATGCGCTCAGTATCCATCTCCTTAATGTAGTGCTCACCGAGGACATAGACATTTTGGAACTCATCAACCTGAATCCATAGCCAGACGAAGAAGTTCGTAAAGCCATAGTCAACTGCTGCGTACAGCGGCCAATCAGGGTTGTACACGATTCGCTTGAGATGGAGTTCATCATCCCATTCTGCCATGACACGACCCACACGATCGACGAACTTGCCCTCGTACTGCCGAGCAAACTCATCTTTAGTCAGGTCATCCTCAGCTTCGAGGATTTCTGGATCTCTACGACCTCCGGGAAAAACAAAGTTGTTGGTCCAGCTCGGCATTCGCCATGATCGCCATGGCTTAGTCATGTGTTCCAACCCCTTCTTGTATGCCCAGTACAGCAATGCGGTATCTACCGCAAGTTCAGGCACCCCAGTCGTCAAAGACCAGCCGCGCTTATCACTCAGCGCAGGTCGCACATATTCCGTAAACGTCTTCCTAGTCAACCGGCCCGCTTCGACAAGAAGTACGAAGTCAAGTCCCTCACCCACCAAGGATTCAGGATGCTGAGCCGAACGACATTCGAGGTCGAAACCCCAGTTCGTATGGATGTGCATGTTGCCATTCTCAACGTTCTTGAGGAACTTTGTACTGACTGTGTCAATGCCAAGCTTCTTGAACGTATCGTAAACAACGCGGAATTCCTTCTCACAGTCGAGGTAGTTGGGACCGATGATCCACCCCATCTGAGGCTCTCCTCGGCGATTCTTCACGAATGCCGTGGGTTCAGCTTCCTTGCCGCCAAGAAAGGTCTTCCCCCACCGTCGACCGTTAGTAAGTACCCGGTGGCGGTGGTTATCATAATGCACCGGAATCTGACCCTTGTGTGGGATGTATCCGGTTTCCGCAAAGTAGAGATCCTTTCTCAGGACTCCACCCTGCATTCCTGGTGTCGCGTTTTTGATCCGCGGCATGGTACTCCGTTCTTAGTCCTCGAAGTCGATCACCGAATCCGGGTAGGGCCCTATGCCCAGGAACGCGCGTCGATCAGGCTCAGCCTCGATGTTCTCGGTTCCAGTTACGTAAATCAACCTCTGCCGCTCTTGAGCTGATAGAGGCATTCCTTGCTTCTTGGCAGGTAGGGTGTTATCCCTGAACTCGCCAGTGTATTCGGGGGTATCGCCAAAGTCTTGGCGATGTGTGCGTCGAGTAGCCATCGCCACCTTTCAAAACTTTGTTGCAGGACCTTGAGGCATCGAAACTACTACGTAGCGGAATCCCTCCACTCTAGTATCAAGATCGCCCTGTGAGGGTCCCACACTTCCGAGCGGGTGCGTATGCCATACGATGAAGTGCTCGCGTGAGAGGTCATGAGGATGAACCCCGCTTCGTCCAACATAGGCAAGAATCGCGTTGCCCAGATCCTCCACGTCGATCGCGTAGGCTTTCGTTGGAGTTGGGTGGGAGTTCGGCGTCTCAACCACCTGCTGGTCGGGGGGAATTACCCCGCAGGCCTCTAACGGCAACCTATCTGCGCCAATCGTAAGAATCTGGGCAACGACTTCAGGGCTAACCCACGGGAGGCGAGGCCCAGGCAAAGCCTGCTCCTTGCAACTCATCCTCTACCTGGGTAAGTTCCTCAGTAGTGATGATCCCCTTGCGAATCAGCAACAATCGTAGAATGGGGTCGCCCTGCAGGCGCCTCCCAATCGATCCCTGCGTCGCTGGATCACCCGACGATGCATGATTTACCGGCTTCGAATCGACCGGCTTCTTACTCAGTTGTCCGTTCTCCGAGAAAGCATGTTGAACCGATGGATTCTCTCGGTGCCACTGCCGATCATGGTGACAAACCCCGCAGAGTTCAGTCTCCATCATCTTCCTCAGATGACTGAGCTTCGATATAACCCTGAGTCAGTTCGAAGCCGCCGTCCGACCCAGGATTAACCATTGCATGCCCCAGAATGCCCTGAAGCTTGATAGAGATATCGCTCTCCATCCGAGTCTTGGGCTTCCCGATCACATGCTCGACCAAGAACTTTGCCGCGTCCAGCTTAGTGCCAGCTGCAACTATCGGCCTGTCCTTCTCATCAACGGTTTCATCGTTCAAGATCAATCCGATAATCTTAAGCGCGTCGATGGTATGTCCGTTCATCTCTTCACGAACAACTTCCTCGAACCTCTTCACGATCTGCTCATGCAGCACACGATCGATAAACGCAGGTGACTTCCCCTTGAAGGTTCCGTCCTTAGCTCGAGGGCGACCTCGTGCCAACTCCTCGTGATCCCATTCTTCGATCGGTCGACCATAGAGCTGCTTCAGCTCATCAGAACCGATCTTCATCTTCCGGCGAGCCCTTGCTCGGATTTGCTTGGCTCGCTTCGATGTAACGGGTCGACCCAAAATCCCGCCCTTGCTCCCTATGCTAGCTGGTTCGCGGCTGCCGGTCAGTGGAAGTCTACCTTCCAAGTCGTCGACGAACGCAAAATCAAGTATCGCTGTGGATGCCATGGAAGATCTCCTTCAGAGGCAAGGACGGGATTAGGGACGGGCTCAGGTGAGCCAGACGCGGCCTTCAACCGCTGCCGGCGTGGTGGCAGATGAAGAGATGAGGCTCAGGTTGATGAGCTTCTTGGCCTGGGGGTTGCGCCAGATGGTCTTGGTGCTCATCGGACCGACCGTGATCGTTCCGAGCGCGTCGGCGACGGCAGCAGTGGCGGGGTTCGCAGCGAAGGTTCCTTCGGCGAGGGTGATCGAGAGACGAGCAGTCGCGTGGGTGTTCGTCACGACAATCTCTCGGACTGGAGCGGTGAGTTCGACGGTCGAGGCCGAAGTTCCGACGGATATTGGGGCGTAGTAGGGGTCAGCTTTTGTTGCAGCCATTGTGATCTCCTTGATCCTCGGCGGCCGGCCGAACACGGATCCGTTGAGGGAGCTAATCTCAAGAGCGGGGGAGCCCTCGAGCGATCAGCGTCTCCTCAACGAACATTACGAGTCTATCATGCCTCAAGTATCTTGTCAAATCACCGAGACCCGCGCTTCAAAAATTCATTCCTGTCCTCGATTTAACACCCAAAGTTGTGCTTTCTCTAGCCAGCCAGGACTAGCATTATCAAAGATTGAGATAAAGTGATTACACTTAGCACATAATAATCCCCTAACTTTCCCAGTCCTGTGATTGTGATCTATGTGTAGAGTCATTCCATCTCTAATACCACATAGCCCACAGCAATAGTCTTGACTTAGAAGTAGTTCTAATACTTCAGGACCAGTTAACCCGTATTTCTTACCTTTGCAGCAATATACACATGAGAGTCTCCGTTTCCCTCGCTCTATTCTGTCTTTAAACAGATGAAACGGTCTTTCTACTCGACAAGTTTTACACTTACGTTTGGTAGGGTTCAATCGTTCATCCTCTTGAGCAGCTAACTTAGCTCCTCGAATGTATGTAGGATTGGGCTTCATAAATCGACTCATGTCTCGTCATCAGGTAAACAATGAATCCAAGGCCTGCCCTCAGTATCGTATCCACACGCCCCGTGCGCGTCGCATATGAGACAGGCTGACTCGGGCGATATCACGCGGACAGCTTCTCCTTCCCAAGACTTCAGGACATAGTAGCCGTTCCAGCGATCATGAATCTCATCTTCCTGCATAAACTCTAGAAACATATCCTGGTAGTGATCTGCTTCTTCCTGTTCTCGTTCCTCTTCAGTTTTGCCATCGCTGAAGACTCTAGCCCAGAATTCTTGTTCCGGCAATGCCTGAGCTTCTAGTGAGGATGCGCAGAAGATTGGCCGATCCTTCAGGGTCGCCACTCAACATGAGTAAAGGTGAACAAGTGACCAACTGGGTAAGCCTCAGGTCCAACCTGAGTTACGTGTGGAATCCAATCCTCTCGGCCGCTTCGATCAAACCCCTCCAGTTTCTGACGGATCTTATGTAGCCGGTGTGGAAGATGAAGCAAAGCAACAGGCTTGTCATTGAAGACATCATGGCCAATCACTCGACCATAGTCAGGACAGTAGCCAGTAAACTGCCTAGCTACACTCTGCATGTACAGAGTATGAGCTCGACTATCATACTCGTCACTGCACCAAACCAGGGTCAAGTGCTCCTTGGGTCGGGCATCCATCGGTACCATGCAAAGGTAACTCATCGTTCCATCGCCATTTCAGCCTTGCGAACGGCCTCCTCGTAGATCGCCATTTGAGCCTTGTAAGCTCTATAGCGCTTGGTCTTCTTGCAACTGCCGCATGTCACGTTGTCTGCGGGTGCACAATCATCGTTCTTTCGAAGTAACCCGCACTCGGTAAAGTACCATGGCGGGTCAACAACCGGTACTGGGCCATAGTACGGCGGTTCTTTGGAATACATGTGATAGACCTTACCATGTCGACCAGTCATGGCTTCCCCCAGGGCCGCTTCGGGCCTCGTTGCAGTTTCTCCCCCGTCTCTGGCCATCTCCCACACAGGATCGTGTAGTATCGGCCTCGGAACCAGATGCCCAATCGATGAGTGAGTCGACCATACTGCACCTCCCCGCCGGGTATCCGAAGATACCTCTTATGCGGTGTCTTGGCTAATATTCCCATCTTTGCCCCTTTCTTGTGTTAAATCGAAGATCATGGGTTCATCGCCATTGTCCGCTCGACCTCGACGATAAAGCTTCAGTATCCAACTGCCGGCAATACCTGTCATGGCTTCGATTTGCCGGAACGTTAGCTTGTGAGTATCATGACAATGTACGATGAACCTGTTAAATTCCCGTTGAGCTTCAGCAATAGCCTCATGTCTAAACTGTAAGCCATGTTCCAGTCCCTCGAGCTGCCGTGCAGTTAGAGATGCCATTGCTTCTTCTCTTTGTTATATGGAGGACGCCGAGCAAGCCATGCCCATGCCTCCCAAGCCGAGCCTAAGCCAGCGGCAAGCCAGAACCATAACCAGCTCATCGATTGCGCCCGATCATCGCATCGGAGATGACCCGATGAGCGTCCCTATTCGCCGTAGGGATCACAGAATCATGCGCTGCGATCATCGATACATTGAGCATGCCCTCATCGCCTGGGATCGTCATAGAGCGCCTCCAATCCATGTGCCTCGAGATGGTAGGCTTTCATCTCAACAACGAACAATCGCCGGGAATCCATCCGAAGTAAACCTCCGGGGTTAGTACCGAGAGGCTGTACCATGTCTTCATCCTGCTGACTCAGTTTGATAGTGATGAACTGATCCTCGGCAGGGTTGGCATCGAAGGACACGATCTGATCCCACTTCTCATCATGTAGATGAAGTTGAACCTGAGCTCGGTGGATCTTCCGAAGTCGAGGCGGCATGAACTGCCCATCCCGAGAAAATGTCCAGCTCATCGCCTCATCGCCGATGCTAGGTAACTGAACTCAGAACGAGCTCCCATGAAGTTGAGCCGTCGACGAACAAGACTCAGAACTCGATCCTTGCAGGCGCAGTTGTAGCCATGCTGAGGATAGTTTGCTGAATGAGCAACCATCATCCGAAGTAACTCATCAATGGTGTCATCTTCGCCGGGCTCGATGATCGTGTGTGGCCCGAAGTCTGCCATCACCGCCTCACCATCCAAACCAAAGCACCGAAGCCGATGCAAGCAAAGAATACCGCAATGCCCATCGCCACGATGATCCCGATTCTTTCCCGAGTCTTCTCACTGAATTCCCACTCAGTCGTCATTGATATCTCCTTTGTTCTTGATTCTTGCTTCATCGGCAGCAACAAACTCGACATCATCCCCCGACATGATCTTAGACCGAGATTCTCTGAGCCATTGCTCAGTCTCGATGGTCGGGTTACCTGAGTATTCTTTGTCTCGTTGCTCCAAGACCTCATCGGTGAACTCATGTCCTCCACCGAAGTCCAGCTTTTGCTCAGCTCGGAAGTCAGTGCGGTGGTGATGAGCCTCACCAGCCATGATCTCGACCTTGTCATGTAGGGCCTCGACGCGAGCTATCAAGTCAGAGAGCTTGTGGCCCAAGTCCGTTAGACTGATGCGGTTGTTTTTCTGAGCTTCAAGAAGCTTGTCAAAGTTCCCCTTCGACCACTTCCTGTAGTCATCGTACTGAGTCCGAACACTGAGCAAGCCGTTTTTGAACTCAGTATCTGCCTTCGTGATCATGTCACGCAAGATCATGGAATTGCCGCCATTGCGGATCTTCCTAATGTCTTCGGAATGTTCACCGACATAGACCTTGAGATTGCCCACTGTCTGCATCAGATCCTCGAGAGTATCTCGTAGTTTCTTGATTTTTCGTTTCTTCATGTCTCCCTCTCTTCGGGGTAGTTTGTCTCGATCCATTCTTGGACCTGCCGAGCAGCATCCAAGTATTCTTCCGAGGGAGTCATTGATTGCTCCTGACCGATCTCGTAAGTATCCCAGATCAAGTCACGAAGTCGCTTCGGCAACTTGAACCAGTGCTTCTTACACCCCCACATCGCCGGCGGGCACTGAGTCTCACACCTCGGCCAGTGGCATGTGTGGTTGCGATCCTGGCCAGCCCGCATGACATGTTTTGCCTTGTCACTCATCAATCCTCGTCCTCCACAGAATCATGAACTTCCGGGCCTTGTGCATCATGGTCATCTGCTGGATGGTGAGTATGAATCCACCACCCACCCGTAGGGCAGCTTTGCCAGAAGATCCGGTCGTTGCAGACTTTACAGGCACTCTGAAGTTCTTTGTCTGCCAAGGATTCGCCGGCCATTGATTCCACACCCTCTGCGATGGTGAGCTGTCGTGGGACGCGTTGACCCAGCGGTGGAGGATCGACTGGCTTGATGAACATCGTCGCAGATGCTGTCGTCGGAAACTTCTGCCGGAAGCTCTCGACCTGCTCCTCAGCATGCAGCAGAACTGCTAGCTCCAGTGTCCTGTACCGGGCGATGAAATTGAAGACGTAAGCCTCCCTCTCAACTGCCGAGTAGCCGAATGTCCCCTTGCCCACCGCTCGCATCGCATCCACGATCTCATCGGAGGTCAGCGACGCGGCCCGTTTCCTCGCATTCTCACGCATCGTGTGAGCTACCTTGGAGGTGTCTGTCGCTGCCTTCATCTTCGGTTTTGCCGGCATCAGCTTGCCAATCCTGTTCGTCTAGCGACTGCGTTTGCAGCCTCGTTGAATATATCTTGGGCCTTCTCAGCTTCAGTCTTGGTCTCTGTGACCTTACCCTCAGCTTCCATCCACCGCTCCATCGCCCCCTTGTGGCGAGCATGGGTCAAGTTCACCTGTTTCTCAGCTTCGAGCAAATCCCCGACCAGATCAGCTAGAGTCTGAACTGTCTTCAGTTCATGGTCCCCATCGTCAAACTCTCCCATCAGCTCGTCTCCTGTAAACAACCGCAAGCTGGACAGTAGTCCGCATCGGAGATGGGTTGGTCAGTCTCCTTGCTCACGAGACGGACAGGAATCAGGTCAGCCTCCATGCAGTTCGGACATCTTGTGGCGGGCATCAGTCGTCGTCCTCATCTTCGTCGAGAGATGGCGCCAGTTCCTGCAGCTTCCGGATCAGGATCAGGTCGTTCTGTACCCGCAACCGACCTCCGGCGATGTCCTTCCGCCGACTCAGGTCCCAATATCGCTCGACTGCCTGAAGGATTTTCTCTGCAGTACGAGGCCCAATGGCGTTGGAAATAGCTGCATGGTTAACTGTCATCGAGACTCCGGCGTCTCCTTTGACCCCCGAGGCACGAGGATTCAGAACCGGCGAGAATCGCTCCTCAGCAGTCTTCACGGCGCCGGCGATCTTGTCCGCCAGATGCATCAGTGACTCCACCGGATTTGTCGTCATCGGCTTGTTCACGTGAGCTCTATTCGCGTCCTGTACGGCGTAGAAGAACTCTCGAGCCTCCTCGATCGCTTCGTTCCTATCCGTGTCCATCAAGAATCGCTGGAATGACGTGGCTTGTTCGACGATTTTGTCTGTGCCTCTTTGGTCCCGGCTCGTGCTCAGCTTGGCAATCGAAATCGCCTCAGCCAGGGCTTGGCTACGGGCATTGCGTTCATCTTGGTCCATGGTATCCTCTCAATAAATGCATGCTCAGTTGAGCACATAGCTAATCATATCATTCTTGTATCTAGCAGTCAACTTGCTTATTCTTCTTTGAGAACGTTCTATTCCAGATAACACTAGAAATATACCCGGGGGTTGCGTCTGTATTTTGAGGGCCGGGCAAATCATGCGAGGGGGTTCATACAGGGCTATGAGTTTAGGGAGATCTCGTGTGAGGTGTGGGAAGAACAGTCCGGCACAGGTAGGCACAGGCACCGGGCAATGCTGGACGGGGGGGTAGGCACGGGGCGGCAGCGATAGTGGCGATCTGGATCTAGTCTACAACTACCAGACAGGGTCTAGAGTCTAGCTCTAGCGGACATCATGCAGATCAGATCTAGATCTACGCAATGCGCACAGGGTCCAGACAGGAACAGATAGATGCCCTCTGCACTGCAGTCAGATGCAGTCATCATCAGCGATTCGCAGTCAGTAGGTAGGATCATCTGATTGGTCACTCAGACGCTCGTAGGGATGAGCTGGCATGCCAGTGCGGCGATCACATAGGCAGCACCTCCTACGCGCCGCATACGCGATCCATGACCTCTGCCCAGCAGGGCCAAACCCATACGCAGCAAGGGTCATACGCCATGCCCTAGGTCCCGGCAGGTAGGGCCCTACCCCCACCTCATGCCCGCATCTGAGAATGGCAATGGCGGAATTCCACACGCGCTGAGCAGAGCCTCAGTATCGCCCCCGCCGCATGGGCATACACATGCAAGGAGGCCCCCGCAGGGGCCCCGGCATATACCCCCGAGGGGTATCAGTAGTCAACCCCCTCGCATACCCAGCGGGTCAGGTCATCCCGGTCCGGGAAGGCATCGGCGGGGTAGTAGATGGGTTCGCCCCCCATCCGATCGCATCGCCCCACCCAATCGGAGTCAGGGACCATGATGATGTCGAGGCGCGTCGGAGGGTCGACGTTGAAGGTGTGGGTGTCATTCTCGCACCGGGTCATCACCGATCCCCCTAGGGCGAGCAGGGCGAAGAGCGCCCTCATGACCGAGCCCCCTGATCACCGGCGGGAGTGAAGAAGAGATCGGCATATACCGCCGCGGTCATCATGCAGTCCTCATCCCCGCATGAGCAGGAAGCGAGGATCAATACGGGGTGATCCGGCAAGGCAGGAGGCGAGATCACGTAGGGCGCAATCGGGGAATGTCTCATGACCGCGCCTCGAGTTCGGCGAGCTTGGCCAGGTAGGCATCCTCACGGGCATGGATGCGAGATTCGATCGGGTAGCGCGTCACCGGGGGAGTGGTGAAGTCGTAGGTCGCCCGGTAGGGCGGGATCGGGGCCAGCGCGTTGGCGGCCTTGGCGGATGGGGCATTTTTGATGCGTCGGAAGTTCATATCGCCATTATGCGCGTCCGATCGACGAGAGTCAAGGCGATTGGCGATTTGTCAAGGACCCTTGACGATTGGGCCGGGACCTTGATGTGCGGACTGGAACGGTGGGCTCGTCGTCCGGAAACTTCGTTCCAACGGGAACAAACTCGTTGACAAGGCGCCACCGGACGTGGGCTCGTCGTTTCGGCAAATTATCACGCTGAGTGACTCCCTCAAGGGTTTATCAAGGGTTGCCAAAATCCTTGACGCGGTCGGTTGGGACGCGCATAATGATCATATCAACCCGCACCGATGCGATTGATAAAACCCAAAGGAGATATCATGCCAAAGGCAACCACCACCCCAACCCCCGTTATCGACGAGGTCGAGGTCATGACACCGAAGGCGCTCGCCGCCAAAATCGGGGTTACGCCGAAGGCCCTGCGACGGGTCCTCCGCTCGATGACCGATGACCGCGCCGGGAAGGGCGGGAATTGGAAATTGACCCAGGGGGTTTGCGACGCGATCGAGGCGAAATTCGCCGAGGGGGTTCGCCGCTCGACCACTCTGACCGCCGACGCGATCAAGGCGCCGACCGCCGATTGATCACCCCGCATGAGGGGGGAGGGAAACCTCCCCTCTCTAGTGGTGTGTCGGGCCCCTCCCATCGAATGTTAACCACCCCTAACACCGCCTGTTAACCTCCCCTAACAGTGGCGGAGCCAACTGGACGGTTCGGACGTGTCGGTTGCGGACAGCGCCGGACTGTTCCGGCTCGTTTGGATGGACGGGGCTGGCAGCTGTGAGGCTTGTTCGGCAGCTGTGAGGCTACACACAACTCTGCCCCCTCTGTGGGAGGAGGCAGCAGCTGTCATTCGGCGGCGTCATCGGCCTCCGGCAGTGTGGGCTCGGTGCCCTTCGCGTCGCGTGCGGCGTATGCCGTGCGGATGGCCTCGGCGGCCTCGGGGGTGAAGATCCAGCGGCCCCCCTTGTTCGCCCGGGCATCGGTGATGCCTCGGAGGAAGCGGCGGAAGCTCTTGGCGTCAGTGCCGAGTTCAGCGGCCATCTCCTTGGCGGTCAGCGTGGTGACCTCCTCGGTGACTTCGACCTCAGCGGCAGGGGCGGTGTTCGTCTTGCGTGGCATTGCATCTCCTTTGGTTGGTGAGGGGATCGCCCCCTCGTTGATAGTTAATGATGCGCCTCCGTTACAACTAAGTCAAGGACAACTTCATCCAAGTGTGTTGTTCAATCCGCGGAGTGTTAGCTAGACCGCGGAGTGTTAACTGGATCCGGCTAGAACAGGAAGCCTTTACTCGGTCCTCATGGTCTGATACCCTTATCTTATGCCCAATACCAATTGCTTCGCCATCCGCCCCGGGTCCATCTTCGCCACCTCCGATGGAGTCTTCAAAGTTGTGGGGAATCATACCCTCGACCAGAAACTCTTCACAAGACGAGTCGACAACCCGAAGATCACCAAGGTCTTTCGCTACCGTGCCGGTCAGGAGATCAATCTCCGCTGGAAGCCAACCGAACACCGTAACTAGTCACCTCCTCAAGGCCTCGTCTCTCTGACGGGGCTTTCTGGTGTGTATTGCGGCAACAGCTGGAGTGTTCAGACGGGAATCTCTCAGCAAGTCGGGGCTAGTAGTGTTTGTCAAAGAGCCGCAGCTGTGAGGCCACGTTACTTTCAAGGAACATCTAGAGAACCTTCAGTATCCACCTCTTTCTTGTCTAGACCAGACAGAGCTTTCAGGACGGGACGAGACACAGTGTGTACGGAGGGTAGGAGCCACTCTTGGACAGGACAATACCTCAGATGTCCCTGAAATGCATGGTACCCCATTCAACCACCATCATCCCAACCCGGACCATTCAATTCCCACACCAAGATAGTACAATCGGCCCAGCGAGCACCTGAGGTTGATCTCCCATTTTTCCTATGAGATTTCAAGATTTGAATATGCGATCATCGATCATCAAAGCATTCTTCGAGTCCCAGGGATTAAATTATCAACGAATCGGGATTTCTAGATTGCATGATCATCGATGCATTTCCAAATTCACGCCAATCTCACAATCGATGCCTTAACACCAGAAGACCCCGGAGTGTTATTAGCACCCCGGAGCCTTACAAGAGCCTTAGTCTCACCGCAGATCCTTAGCCGTTAGAGGGATGATTCCGTTTCGAAGCTTCTGTCGCCATCCCTCGAAAGACCTCATCGACGAATACTTCCTCAACAAATCCCAGCCCCTTCAGTACCTCCCGAGCCCGACTCTCGTGATCTTCGAACTCAGCGCCATCGCCTGTGAACCAGAATTCCAAGTCTCTTGCTCCCGTCGCAATGATCGTGCCCCCACCTACCAGCTCAAGAACATCTTCAGTCAACCCAGCTTCCTCGAAAGCGGAGATCAGGATCGCATCCCAATCCTTGCCCAGTTCCATAGTGTACTGAACCTGAAGAACATCAAATTCCACCTCATAATTCTCATCTCCTTCGAGAATCTCGAGAATCTCGAACCTCTTGACATTTCCTTCGGAGTTCTCCATCACCCCACCTCCCAGGTCATCGCCGTGTCGAGGCAAGCAGCGAAGATTTGGTTGTAGTAGAGCCCATCGAACGCATTCTCCCCACCCGGTTGATTGGCCATGATGTTGAGGAAAGTAGCCAGCGCCATGTTCAGCGTTCGGCTCGAGGCGTCGGGGTCGTATCTGTCGTAGTTCCCACTGCCAAAGATCTGAGCGATCAACTCCCCAACTGATAGGTCCGCAGCACGTTCCATCGTCAGTGGCTCCAGGACCAGTTGTTCCTGCGTCAGCCCGTATGAGAGCTGGTATTCAGGAATCACCACCAGCTTGTATCGAAGTCGTGAGTGTGAATCAGGCATCTTGTTCTCCTTGTCATCAGGCATGATCGATCATCATACATAGTCATTGTATCATCCCTCACCTCTGTTAGTCAACCCGATTGTTCTTCGGTAATCCCAACCCTAGTTCCGCAGGTTGGGCAATGTTGCCATCCAGCCTTAAGGAACCGACCGCATTTCCTCTCCTGTGCGATCAGAGTACCACCAATGGAGTCATAGCCGGTAGTAATAGAGCCCTTGCACTTCCTGAGTGCGGACGAGATGGCCTGGTTAACGTCCGCAGCTGTGGGGCCTGAGCCAGAACCATCTTCATCCCCACCAGCTGTGAGGGCACCGCGTACCTTCAGACCTAACAATCGAGCATAGTCCCGTCTAGCATCCCCTACCAGCTCGAGGAGTCCAGAGTCTAGTTTCTCCTTGACCTTGAGGGAGATCTCGTTGCCAATCGAAAGAGGAGTATTCCTCCATTTCTTTCCAGAGCCCATTGCCTGGAGCTTGGTGTCCGATCCAGTGACCATTCCTGTAGCCCCCGCAGCTCGTTCGAGGCCTTCCTTG